CAATGATCACCTTCTCATTCGTTCTGAATAGTAGCTGCTGCCAATCTTCAAAGGTCAATTCATTAGCCTCATTGCAAAAAAGTAAATCCCTCTTTCTACCCCTGATCTTCTGAGGCATATCCAAAGAAATGAATTCTATGGTGTTGCCGTTTAGCCTATATTCTGATGCTGTCTTTGAGTGATCATCTTCTGAGTAGATCTCATGATCTTTCAGGATGGTTAGGAAGTCACGCATGACAGTACCCCTCAAAGCAGGGTAGGTCTTCCTACAGATGGTGATTACCTTATTCGTGTTCTTTTCGCAGTATGAAAAAATGATCCATAGAAGGATGTTGTAGGTCTTCCCTGATCTAGTGCCACCCTGCTCAATTACTATCTTTGAATTGCTATTCTCAAGATGGCGGAATACCTTATTTGTTTTGATGCTAGTTGCTGTCATCCACAATATTCACTTCGAATATCTTTTTCCCATCAGCACCTGTGATCTCCTGCCTTTCTACATAGCCCCTAGACTTACCCTGAGTTTTAAGAAAGAAGATGATGGCAGTAGTATCACCCCCATCAATCTTCTGATCTAGTTTCCCTTCTACGAAATCAAGTCTAGAATTCCTACCTTCTACTACAGCCTGTTCTAGACCATCCTGTTCAATCCATTTATATAGGCTTACTCTATCTACCCCTAATGACTTTGAGGCTGCTGATAGGTTTCCAAATGCCTTGACAATGGCTTGCTCTATCACGGATCTCTCAGGCTTTTTCATAGTGTTGATTTTTGTAGATTCTTAGTCTAGTTTTTCGTTGGCTACTTGCAAAGGTTCTACAGGTGTGATATCCTTTTCCTCTAGCTTGTTAGGAATTCCTGCATCATCTAGCAACTTCTTAAACAAGTAAGCTAGATCAAAGATTCCCTGTTCTTCATCTTCAAGGGTTACGCTGATCACTTTGTTTTCACTATTGAAATTCAATTGAAATTTTGACATGATTGGTTTTTTTTAGAATGGTAGATCGTATTCTTCAGCCTGATAATTTCCAGGAGTAGTAGGGAATTTGTTAACCTGTGGGCTATTATTTTCTTCCTTTTTGTAATCGTTTAGGGTAATGGCTACATCTTTCCCGTATTCATTCGGCTTATCGTAGATATTGATATTCAGGTTCACATACTTCTTCCCGTTGTAGGTGTAAGCGTGTGCCTCTGCATCAGATATACAGATAGCAGCCGTGATCCATGAATCACTTCTTTTCTTCCCGTTTCCTAGTTTGGTTTTTGGTTTGCTGTCCATGTTTATGTATTTGGTTTTCTTCTTCTCTTGATCGGCTTGTTTTCAATCACAGGTTCTTCTGTGTTGAAAGGCACTTCCGCTACTTCCTCTTGAGGCTGCTCTCTGTACCATGTAGTATTTTCTTCATTCACATACCACCCATATAGGTAGTTGACTAGTTCTGCCCTACAGCTACTGCACCAATGTGAGAAGTTATGCTTTGCATTGACATAGGTAGTGTATAGGTGAATCAAATCATTGTACACTTCCTTATCGTAGTTGCGAATGAAAGCGTGTTTTTTGTAGCACTCATAGAGTTCAAAGTGCTTCTTGAATAGTTCTTGATCTTCAGGTGTCATATTTTTTCTAGTTCGTTTTTAACTTCTTCCCAATATTCATATTCTTTTGTTCCGTACTTAGACAATACATTCAAGATTTCATCTACTGCTATTATTGCACATCTATTTGCAGCGTGTAAATCTCTTACATCATTGTACCCATGTATGCATTCACTCATTTTAAATTTGATCAGCAATTGATCTGCCTTTGACCTTGCTGTCATAGTTGAAATTTATTAGTGAAATGATCCTCCACATACAGATAGATGAAGGGTACTGCGCTACTTATAAATATCGCAGATAGTAGATCCGTTTTTAAGATTAGAAAAAAGAGGCTGATCCAAAAGGACATACAAAAGGTACATCCCAAAGGCTTGCCTAAAGTAATTCCCGTTACTTTCTTAAAAAATTTAGGGAAGTTCAGGATATAATAGTAGATCAGGGTTATCCCAATTGATCCTAGTACACTAACTGCTGCTTGATACATTTTCTTATGTTTTTAATTGTGATGAAAATTGAAGTATGTGGAATGCCTGTCTGCTTTGATACCTTCCTAACAGATCCTAGTTCCACATACATCTTGAGAATCTCCTGATCATACCAATACAGGGTTTCAATGATCTTAGATATTGAATCTGCCACCGCTTGACTATTGTCTATTTCTTCTTCTTCCTTGATGAACTTGACTATATCCTCCACAGGTACTAGGGCTGCATACATCCTGCCAAACTTCCCGTACTTTGAGTTTGTCTGATTGCAGCAGATCCGAACTATCCAAAACTTGAAGACCTGCTTTCCTTTGGCTTCTAGTTCCCTGAGTTTTGTGGCATCATACTCCAGGACTATGACTGCTACTTCCTGCCTGAGATCTTCCCATAGATCCTTACCTATGTTCTGAAATACATATTTGAATTCATTGTCATATAGCCATCCGATCGCTTTCATTTTAGGCTTATTACTTCGCCCGTAGGAAGCCCTGCAAAATCACATAGCCATCCATTCCACTCGAATCTTACTTCCTTATCTTTGCCCTTATATGAGGCTGCTAGGAGTCTGATCTGCCTCTGCACTATCTCAATACTTTGAAAGCTACCCTTCCCCTTATTCATCCACTTAGACCACTCCCCATTTGAAAGCCTATAGCGGATCTCAAGGGAATAGTCTAGTGTTGATTTGGGTAGCATTCTAGGCATTTTCTATTTTCTATTTGTGGCATTTATGCCGTAATAAGAAAGGCTACCTGCTAACAACTCACACCCCAATTGCAGGCAGGTGGGGTCACTTAGCCTAGTAGTCATGACAGGATTCAAACCTGCACGCACAAATATAGGGTATCTCATTGTGCCATCACTTTTACAAGCAGTTCCGATGTGTGTCTACATTCCACCACATGACTATATTTTTTCTCTGATCACTACTTCCAATCCTATAGCCTCACAGATCATTCTAAGATTGAACAGGCTTATAGACTCCCATCCATTCTCAACTTGATTGATAGGGGCATGACTTAGCCCTAGCTTCTTGCAAAGTTCTAGCTGTGTGTATCCGCTTTTCTTTCTTGATTTTCTGATTAGTAGTCCTTCTTGTACGCTCATTTGGTTTGTTATTTCTTCAAATATAGGATAAAAATTAATATCCAAATTTAAAGGGTAAATTTTGTCTAATCTGTACAGAATCCTGCTTGACATCCGCTACCTGTTCCGAAGAAAAAATCCTGCTGCAAACCTATTGTTTTGATCTGTTCATAGGACATCTCCTTCTTCCAAGTTCCTTTTTTCTCTTGATTTGCGAACCATTGCATCTTATTGGTTTCGGTATCCCAATTCTTTCTAAGTTGCTGCACAGGTTTCCAAAAGCAGCCTACACAATTGCTATCCCCAGGAAATATGATTCCGCTTTTCTGTGCCCATTGGTAAATAGGGTAATGGGTTATTTTATCTTCAATCAAAGGAAAGTATCCTTCTCTCCATTCGATTTCTTCCCATCGATTTCTCCCCCCCCCCCCCCCTAGTACCTACTATACCCTTGAATGAAGTGCTGAATCTTTCTGCTCTTTCCTTTTCATCATATCTAAATCCTACCCCCATCTTCACCTTCTCATTTACATTCTTAAACCACCAATCAAAAATAGGTCTTAATTTCATTTCAGAAGTACAGAATCTCCATTGCTGATTTGGAATCACAGAAGCCTTCTTATTTACTTGCTCAAAGGTTTTTCCACCTACCCATATGATCTCCCTTCCTAGTAACTGCTCAAGGTCTCTCATGGCATACAAAGTCAAATCACTTTCTGCTGTGGCTATGAAATCTTTCCCTAACTTTTCGGATACATATTTGAGTATGCTTTCATCCTTTGGTTTGCAGTTAGGATCTTCAATCTGAACTAATGCAAAAATGTTAAAATCAGCAGGGTAGTGAACTGCTAGGTAAGAAGATGTTTTTCCTCCGCTTAAACTATTGATTGTTTTCATATTTAAAAAGGTAACATTTTAAAAATTCCCATGCTGATAAATTCTTCTCCCTTGTTCACTATGCACTTCCTCACATTCATTTCATAGACCATCTTATCATCAAAGCCGTACTTCTTTTGTGCTATGTCCATCAATAACTTGACAGGGTTATCAAGATCTGAAGCCTTATTTGAAAAGCCAAAGAAGAATTCAACCCGTAGCATCTGATCCGTTTCAATCTTAGCCTTCGGCATTTGCAAAAGCATTCCCTTTTCATAGTCCTTGTAGGCAGGTGTTTTGAATCTCTTTCCCTGCCATGCAAGATTCACGGACAAAGGCTTCTCATTGATCTTGAATTGTATCATTTGCAAGCCTTATAAATGAAGTCCATTCCTATGGTAACTGCCATGACAATAAACATGAACCAAATCCCACAGTCAAAGTCAAAGTGAATCAAAGCAAAGCTAGTAAGTATGGTAGTTTGGATGCTGAATAGATCCTGCTTTTTAGGTGTTAGGTTTTCAATTATCTTTTTCATATTGTCAATTGCTTATCAAGTTCATTATATTTTTCAATTGCTTTGAATATCTGATAGACTACTTGAGGTACTACTGCATTCCCTCCTGCTTTGATTGATTCGTTTCTCCATTTAGAAAAGGTAATAGAGTCCAATCTGTTGGAAAGCCCATCATCTCCATCACAAATTGGGGCGCAAGTTGGGAATTTTTCCCATCTACTGAATTCATTGTTGCCCAACTGCCCAAATCGTTTTTTTCTCCCCTTCCTCTGTTTATCAATGATTCCCTGCTCCCACTCCCTAATCTGTCCGATGCTGTAGGAGTCGGAATCATACCCATTGCAATTGCCCTTGTCAATGTTACCGAATGCATTGACCCCTCCTTCACCTGTGTTGACTTCATCGTATTTGATGCGTTGGTCGCATCGAAACAGGTTGGAGTCGGAAGAAGTCCCCTCAAATCCATTTGATCTAGTGGCATCGTAAATGGTTTGTGACCCTTCTCCACTAATCTCTCCATTCTCTGATCGTAAGCATCGAAGTTCGTTTGCTCTCTTGCTTGCGCTAGAGGAGTAGGCAATAAACCAAATTCTATCCCTTCTGTGGGGAGCATTGACGGCACAAGCTGGAAGTAAAAACGGTGTGACTTCGTAGCCTTGAGCTTCCAGTTCAGCCTGCACTTCATCGAATACCAACCCTCCATTCCAATTAGTAAGCCCACGAACATTTTCGCCCACGATCCAGGTCGGTTGAATCTCTCGTATTGCTCTAAGCATCTCAGGCCAGAGGTGTCTAGAATCCTCCTTTCCAAGGCGCTTACCTGCTGATGAATATGGTTGACAGGGGAATCCACCTGTAATGATGTCAATTCTTCCTCTATGAATAGTGAAATCTGTCTTTGTAATGTCATGATAAGTAATTGCTTTAGGCCAATAATAATTTAAAACTTTCTGTCCGAAGGGATTCCATTCACAATGGAAAACATTATCCCACCCCATCCATTCTGAGGCTAAATCAAACCCTCCTATTCCACTGAATAGTGATCCGTGTTTCATGTTAATTTTTTAAAATGGTGTTATAGTTTCTTGATTGAATTGAAAGTCATCATTAGCTGATGGATATTGAAATTTCGGAAGATCAGAAATCTTTTTTTTGCCTACTGCTGAATTCTCAAAGTAGTCAAAACCATCCTTCCCCATGTACCTATTTTTCTTTCTATTGAAGTCTATGGTGATCTCAAACGGGATACCTACTAGTTTCTGCTTCTTGATCTTATCAGTTTTGATGATGACTGTGGTATCATTTGGATCTGTTGCCCTATTAGGTCTCCATACAGAGATAGAATTGTCGGTGCTATCTGCAAAAGTACCACCTCCTTTGATTTGGTACAGGGAAGGTGGAGGGTAGTTTCCATCCTTCTCTTTCCTAGGTGTAGTTTGGTGCATGACTAGGTGATAGGATACATTGTTCTTTCGGGTGAAGTTGATCCTGTCCATCATGAACCTAGATGCATACAGGTGTTCAGGTTCTCCTGCTGTCATCTCATGTCTTATCTTGATGTAGGGATCTACTACCACAGCCTTGACATCCTTCTCCCACACTAGGAATTCAAATACAGATTCAATCTGATCTATGGTGAAATCAGGCACACCATTCTTCTCAGGGTATACAAAGAAGAAGGAGTCCTTTACCATGTCAAAAGCCTTCAAGTATTCCGCTTCACTTACATCAAAGTTCTTATAGAATCTATCTGTGCTTTTCCCTATGATCGTGTGAATGATGTCATCAAAGAATTCATCAGGTGGGTAGTTCTCAGGGCTAAAGAATGCGAACTTCCACCCTTCATTTATTGCCTTTAATACACATAGAAAGATCAAGAATTGTGACTTCCCTTCATTGTTATATCCTGTCCAAAGATTGAATTCCCCTGCCTTCCATGACCACATCTTATTCTGTATACCTCCACTACTGATTTGGTCTAAGTCTCTCACATAGGTCTTAGATCCTGCCTCCTTACCCTTCCTGAAGTTCTGTAGCATTGAGTCTCTCTGCCCTGCAAAGGTTTTGATTGATGCCTCACAGAAGTCTAGGTCAAAGATCTTTTCTGATTTCTTTTTCATGTGGGGAAGTGTTTATCTATATTCTCTTTCATATCCTGATAGCTTCCTGATCTATTAGCTACATCTTTGAACCATTGCTTCTCAAACTTATTCCTCACCCGTATTTCATCTTGAAGCATCAAGGTAGTACCTTTCACTTCATAATCCATTATATTGATTAAATTAATATACTTTTTTTGTAAGGAGTATAGTCTCTTGAGATTCACTTCCATCAAAGCCCAATTCTTAGTTTGTTGTGCCTGTACTATCATGCCCCAAATATCCCTATTCAAGTCATTCATTTTCTGTAAGTCTTCCGCTTTCATCTTACCACCAATTGTTTTCAATAGTTGACTTTGGATACTTAGGTGCTTGTACTTCTGTACTTGCGCTGTATCCTGTACTTGCATTATTCTTCAGATAGAGATTGAAGGAGTTCTGTGCTTTGCCTATAGTCATGGCTTCTCCTTCCTTCAGGATCTTCCAATTCTTGAAGGCTTCCTTTATCTTTTTTTCATCCAGGTTATAGATCTCCTGCATCCTACTGAAGAATGGTCTATGCATTGGTTTCTCCTTTGTCATCTCTACCTCTACTTCATCCAAAGAAATCAAAGTCTCTTTATTTATATCATTTACATTTACATTACCATTTACATTAACAGCTAGATTTGCTACATCATTTGTAGCATTGCTAGACTTTGCTAGACTTTGCTTAGCATTGCTAGACTTTGCTAGACCTCCCTTCTTTCCTGCCTCTGCCCTTTGCTCTTTCTTTTCATCCCAGATCTTCAAATCTCTTTTCAATTGAGTCTTGATAGGAAGGAATGCTACCTTCAATAGCTTATCCTCTGTGATGGGATCTTCATCATTGACATAAGCAAAAATATGCTTGATCAACTTACCTGCATCTTCATCTGAAAGTTCATCAAAAACTTCCCTTTGATCTGTGTACAAAACGAATGATTTTTTACCCTGCATTTTTGAAAATAAAAAAGCCCAACAGGTGGTAGACTGTCGGGCTAGGTTGAAATAAACCTTTTGGAATCATGCTTGCTACCACACAGGAATGATTCTTGAATACACGAATATAATACTTTTTTTCAATTATCCTACTAGAGATCGTTTTTTTAATTGATTAAAAATGCACATATAACTCACCCCCATTTCCATAGCTATCACCTTTGTGGGCACTCGATCCTGCCATTTTTCAAAGATGACTATCTTTTCGTATTCGGTTAGGTTTCTCCTTCTCATTTGTTCAGGTAGTATTTTGCTATGCGTTTATCATTTACATTCACCATGTCTGTGATGATATCTAGACCTTCTTCCCGAAGGTTAGATATCCTTGCTGATAGTCGGAAGCAGCCGAACATATTCAAGGCATCTAGCTGTGTGATTGAGTAGCCATTCAATAGCCACCCCTTAATCAAGGCAGTCTGTGAGTCGGTGGATTTCATAGGCTTGAAATAAATTTCTTGCACTCATTTAGATTGATATTGAATTCTTCCTCTGTGATCTCCTTGTAGTTCTCAGCCTTGACCATATACTGAACATAGCGGATATTCTCCACCCGTATAGATGGGAATAACTCTAGGCTGAAAATAGTATCCTTTCGGTTCGGGTAGTATGTTACAGCTAGGCAGGTCTTTTCATCTAGCAATTTGTAGAAAGACCAATCATGAATAGTGAAGTATTTAGATAGTGTGAATTCACCTTCTACTTCTACGGATTTTAGGATTTTGATTTTTAGATTCTCCATTTTGGATTTTGGTTTTTGGTGTTTAGATTAATTTAAGACCTAGCATATAGCCAAGTGCGAAGATGGGAGATAGTGCAAGGATCGTGTAGATGATTCTGCCTGTGATCTGAAGTGCTTTTTTCATGCTGTTTTTTATTGGGTTAGTGTTTTAGAATGCACGAATCTAAACAATAGTTTAGAATAAACAATACTTTCAACAAAATTTTTGAATAATTTTTTTATCCGTAGCCTCCTTGATCAGATCCCCTACTAGCTTTTCTTTGACTTCTAGATCTTCAGCTATCTCCTTCTTAGTGTATCCCCAACAGGCTAGGGTCACTACCCTGTTCACTAGTTCCCTAGGCATCTCATTGACTAGATTCCCTCTAGGGTTATTTGATGAAACTCCTAGGATCACATACAGGATGTAGTTCACTACTGCTAATCTCACACCCATGATCTCAGCTATCTGATGCTTTGTATGTCCTTGGGTGTATAGTTCCCGTACCAATGGGACTAGTGCTTCATGCTTGCAAGTTGCCATATTCTCTCAAAGGTTTCATTGAATGGTAGCTTTTCAGTTTGGTAGGTAGACTTCACCCCTTTGGGGGCTAGGTCTCCAGGTCGCTTGATGAATTTTCCTAGGTATAGATAGTGACTCATTTGAATGTTTCTTTATAGTATTTTTCACCTGATTCATAAGTAGGATCAAAGTCTCTAAAACCAAAGTCAAAGCCTTCACAAAAACCAATGTCAAAGGCATCTTCAATCTGCTCCTTCTCCATCTTTCTTGATTCTTCAAACCATTCAAGAAACTCATGCATCTCTTTTGGACTTATGTTTAAATACATCATCTTTGATGCTAAAAATTGAACTGCTGTTTGCTTTTTCATTTTATTTGAAGGTTATAGTTCTCAATTAATCTAGCACCGAATACATTCTCCCCTTTTTTGATAGCTTCTTTGATTGCCATCTTGTCGGCAGTTACTACATTTTTCACATTCTGAAAAGAAGCAGGCAGGGCTTCTACTACATCTACCTCCACCGCTTCGGATCTTCTTAAAGAGATCTTGAATAGGGGTGAATCTATCTTCTCGATTCCGCTTATTAGCATGGCTTTCTTGAGGCTTTCTGTCAACCATGTGACCTTCTTATCTCTGCTCTCCTTCATGGTCTTGAGTCGCTTAATTTCGGCATCTATTTGATCCGCTTCACTTTGGTAGTTGGCTATGACCTTAGCGTAGTTTATACCCTTGCTCTGTAGCTGTTCCTGATTGATCAGCAGTTCCTGCTCTAGTTGAGGTGTTAGTTCTTCAGTTTCAAGAAGCGCAGCTAGATACTGCGCCTCCTGTGTGATTTGGTATAGGTTCATAGTTCGTTCCAAGTAGGCTTTAATACTTTGTACCCTTTGCCTTTCAAAATGGTGATCAGTTCTTCATCAGTTCGTGAAGGTCTAATGTATCCTTTTGATACTAGGATATTGATCATATCTTCATCTGATAGTTCAGCCTTGACAGGAGCAGGTTCTACTGCCTCCACCTTCAAAGGAATTTCAATCTGTACTTCTTTCTTTTTCCAAAGGAACTTATTAATCCTTTCGCTATTGTTTAACAGGAATGATAGATGAAAGTCACTCTTGATTTCTTCCTTCCTGATACCTGTCTTCCGTAGCTTTCCTAGGAATTTGTGAGAGGAGAAAATGTAAGGCATTGAAGTCATAGCCTTGCTGTAGAATTCTACTGTGTTTGAATTGTTTTTCATTTTGGTTTTTGGTTTTGGTTTTAAATAAGTCCTTCAATAATTTCTTTTTGATCCTTTGATAAGGTGTATTTCTTTAGTGCCTCCTTGGCTGTCTTCTGCTGATCAGGTGTACCATTCAAGTACTGAACTATGCCTGAGAACTGCGCTTCTGTAGGTGCTACCTTAACAGGTGCAGGTGCTTGTCTCAAAGGCTTCATAGCTGCCTCCCCATCATCATCTGATATAGCTAGGTTCAGGACTGAAGTCAATCCGTATCTTCTAGCATAACTCAAAGCACTACCCTGAGCCTGGGGATCATTCTGCCGTACTACCTGAAGTGTGTAGGTAGCTGAAATAAACTCCCCACTATCAGCGTGAATCAGCATTGTGGTGAGACCATCCCCATCAGGGAACTGAGATATCACAAGCCCTGCCTTCTCCATAGGTTCAGAGATCTCTGTGATGATGTGCGGAAGGCTTGCGTAGTTTGACTTGAAGAAGGGGTTCTTTGCATCCTTAGAGATGCGTCCTACCATAGCGTGAAACTTGGCTAGTCCTTGGGTAAGGTTTTGAATACTTGGTGATCTTTCCATTTGGTTTGTTTATTTGGTTTTAGTAGTTTCTTTCAATTTCGATTTCTAGTTCCATCATCATGGATCTAGTAGGTACTACCTCAAAGCCATGTTCATAGGATGATAGGCTTCTAGTGTAGTCTATGGTGATTTGCATCTCACCATAGGCAGGGGCAAATTCACTTTCATCTTCCCCTGTGTGTTCAATGGTGTAGTCTCCTATCCAAAGGTAGTCTTGACCTTCGTAGGTGAATGTGATCTCTTGATCGAAGAAGTTTTCTGAATCGTAGTTCATTTTTTTAGGGTTTAAAGTAAAGCCCCGAAGGGCTGTGATTATTAGTTCATTTCGTAAATTCTCATTTCAATTTCTGTTCTTGAAATGATTTGAAATCTGCCTCTGAAATATCTGTAATATCTCATTCCGTTTTTTGTAAGTTGGCTATGAATAGACATCACATTTCCGTTTTCAAATTTGATGTATTCGCCTGTGAAGTTTTTTTCTGAAGTTGTCATGGTGCTTTTGGTTAGATGTGCTTGTTTGTTAAGTCAAATATCGAAGAAATAAATTAAATAAAAAAATATTTATTAAAAAACTTTCGACAAAATGTTAGATTTTTTTCAAGCCTATCTTTTTATCCCTATAACTTGCAAATAAAAACATGGAAGA